CGAGCTGCGTCGTCTGGACAGTACGGCACCGGCGCGTGGGATGGCCGAGAGTGGATATGGGAACTTTAATCCGGACAGGACAGGACAATTCCGGACAAGTCCGTAAATGTCCGAAATGCCCAAACCACGAAGCTGCACATGGGAACGGGGCAACCACCACAATGTGGTTGTCCCCATGTGTCCGCGATGGGGTGCAGTTCCAGACGGACAGGACTCTTTATTATAGGTGTCCTGTCCAAATGTCCGGCTGAAGGACAGCCCCATGGGTGTCGCACAACTCTCAGTTCTTCCCCTCCTGGGCCGGCGTCGGACCAAAGCACGCGATGCGGCAAGCTTTCAAATTGTTGCAAAGGGGACGCCAGTTTATTCCTGCGCCCAATTTTCGCCCGCGCACTATCTACTACCAGCAATGAGCCGCACAAGCGGCCGGCAAACGTCACGTCGAGGAACATAATGACTCCAGCAAACGATAATAATCCGCGCACCGGCGCAACCCCGCTCGGCACTCGCCTGGCACGCGCTGGCCGGTACGATGACCTTCGCCGGCTTATCTCTTATGGCCGCGCGCCCGTGTCGGTGACCTGGTTAAGCGCAGACGGCGGCCTGCCGGAGGCTGGCGCGGCCCTGCCCGATCGTGTCACGGAAATTCGGCCCTCGCCCGATGAAATCGTAAGGCTAGCGGTGCAAGCCGCCATTGCGGCGCGCGGTGACGTGGGCCCAATTACGCCCGCCGAACTGGATGCTGCCGCGGCTAAAACCGTCAGGCGCGACAAGCGCGGGCGGATTGCCGAATGGCGTGGCTCCGACGGCAAGTGGCGGCCCGCGGCGGAGCTTTTCCGCCAACCGAAAGGCCGGCGCCGAAAGACCGAGACAGAGCGCGCCGACGATAACGCCCGCCACCTTTCGTTGCGCGGATCCGGCGGTTTCCCAGAACCTATGCAGCGCAGCGCGGTGCCTTCCGAAGGCGAGGACTATACGAGACTGCGCGCGGCGCATTGGCTGGCGGCGAACGATAACAAAAATCGCGCCGAGTTGACCTGTCGCGGCCTGAGCGGACAGCACCCTTTCGACCAAGCCTGGCGCAACGCCGGCCTGCCGCCCGCCTGCCGGCTGCCGCGCTTCATGACGGGCATAGCCCGCGGCGCTGAGTTTCTCGGCTATCGCATGCACCGCAGCGCCACAGCTTCGAAAGGTAGCTTTGTCGGCGCGCGGGATGCTGCGGAATGCCAGCTCGTGGAAACGATGGATGCGCCGAAGATCGATGCTGTGCTGGGCGAGCATGGGCGGATTCTGGATATGTCGATCGCCGGAATGACAGCCAAGCAGATTGCGGCAGGGCTTGGCTGGGGCGAGACGAAGCAGGCCGAGCGCAAGGCAGTAGCGGCGCAGGACGCAGCACTAGCTGCGCTGGAAAAAGCGGCATAGCGCCCCTCGATCAGTGGTGGGTCCGTATTGTTGTGAAGGACGTAAACGAAGATTCTGCGTTTGCTACCTGAGCTTTCGCCAAAACGGCGAAAGCTCGTCCCTCGCTCACACCCGGGACCGTATCTAAGCAGAGGGCCAATGCTGTTGGCCTCGATGTGACGCAACTTGGCGCCGGTTTCGGCCGGCGTCTTTTTTCGGCAACCAGCCCGCGTCACCTTTTCTCCCCGCCAAACTAACTTTTGGAATCCGAAATGCGCAAAAGCGAAGCCTGCGCCATCGTCGCGCGTCGGCTCGGCTTGTCCCTGAGCCGTGTCGAAGCGCTCGTACAGCGCGCCAGCGAAGCAAACCTACTGCCCATGGCGCGTGGCTCAGATCGTCCGGACCTGGGGCCATTCGAGTTGTCTCGATTGTTGTTGGCCGCGGTTTGCGATCGCGGGCTCGGTAATGCTGCATCTACCGTTACCGAGTTTGAAGGCTTGCGTACCGAAACAGGACTCGCGCTTGGCGACATTCTCGAAGGCGTCTTGGCCGGTCGTGTTGATGCGGCTGGCATCGCGCACCAAGCGTTGATCCTGCAACTGCAACCAGCCGGCGCGACCATCGTATCGGGCGGTGCGCACCTTCGCTTTGGTGCTCCGCACGCTGACGGCGCCGCAAAACAGATCGTTGTGCCTGGATCGCAGCTAGCAGCGATCGCCGCTGAATTTCGCGGCGCCTCACCCAACCAGGCCGACGAAGCCGTTGCCGTCGCGAAGCTCGCGGCAGCTCTTCACTAAGGAACTTACATGACTTTTGAAACAGAAGAACGCCAGCGTCGTCTGGTAGAACAAGCGCGCGACATCGTACTCGATGAAGCCCGTTGGCCGGACACCTGGAACGATCGTAATCCGACCGCCGACACTGCGCTCGCCGTTGCGGTTGCGAAAGCCCGCGAAACGTACTCGGCCGATATCGCGTCAATCAAGCGATCAGAGTTGGATCGCGCGCAGCACGTCGTCGACATGTGGAGCCACAATGGTTGGGGTATCGCACCGGCATGGGCGCGCTCAACGGTCGAGCGATTGAAGCATTTGGAAAACTACGACGACAACGTCGACGAAGCGATTACCGCGCTTCAGCGGGCAGTCGCTTAACCGCGCCAACCGGCGCAACCAAAGCCGCAGGCGCGGCATATTAAAGGAAACGAACTTGACTACGAATGTTGCTCAGAAACTCGACGAGATTGCGTCGAACATCACGTCCTTCAAGGATACTTATAATACACGTCTCTCCGAACTTGAAAGGCACGTCTCGCGCTGGAAAGAACCGGCGAACGACAATTCGGTTTCCGACCGACCGTCTATCGGCCACGCCCTAGCTGCGACGGATGCTTTTAAACTGCTGGACGGCGGCCGTGTTCGTGGCCGCGCATCCGTTGAAATGGCGGCTATTACTTCCGGTAACACCACTGTCGGCGCGGGCCGCTCCGCCGGCACCAGCTTGGTGCCTGGGCATCGCCTGCCTGGCGTCGTCACGCCTGCACAGCGGGCCTTTACTGTCCGCGACTTGATCGCACCCGGCAAGACGGGACTCGCTTCGATCGAGTACGTCAAGGAAACGGGCTACACCAATAATGCGCGGCCAGTGACGGAAGGCGAAACGAAGCCAACGTCGGATCTGTCGTTCAACATGGTGACGACCCCGGTACGCACCATCGCGCATTTGTTCGACGCGTCGCTCCAAATCCTCGCCGACGCTCCGACGCTCGCAAGCTATATCGACGTGCGCGCGGAGTACGGGCTCAAGCTGAAGGAGGAGGACCAGCTTCTCTTCGGCAACGGTACGGGTCAGAACCTTCACGGTATCCTGCCGCAAGCAACAGAATTCAACACCGGGCTTCGCAAGGTCGGCGACACCAAGATTGATATCTTACGTCGTGCAATCCTGCAGGTCCGCCAGGCCGAGTATCGAGCCAGCGGTATCGTTCTCCACCCTGATGATGTGGCTGATCTGGAGACCACGAAGGATGATCATGGTCGATACATCTATGTGAACCCGACTGAAGGTGGCGCCAACGTTATGTGGAAGCTGCCAATAGTCGAGACGACGGTGATGCCCACCGGCGAGTTTGCTGTTGGGGCATGGAATATCGCTGCGCAGGTGTTCGATCGTCAGCAGGCGACGCTCGAGGTGAGCACGGAACACGCCGACAACTTTGCTCGCAACATGTGTACGTTCCGCTGCGAAGAACGACTTGCCCTCGCCGTCTATCGGCCGGAGAGTTTCGTCCACGGTGAGTTTGACGTGGCGAGCGAGTAATCCAGACAGCCGGCGGCGGACCTCAGGGGCGCTCACTCCGCAAGATCGCGCGCGAGTTGCCGGCTCAGACATAGCGCGCGCGATCAAGAGCACCGCGGCCGGCCTCATCCGGTCGGCCGCCACCCCTAGGGGCGCCAAAAAAGTCTAGGTCCGTCGCGTTCAGGGGCCGGCGGTGGGCCAGTCTGCGCATTTCCACAATTCAGGACCCCAGGGCAAACAATGCCAAAACCTCGCACGCCCACAATGAAGGCCCGCACCGAGGGGCGCCACATAAAGAATCCTCAACGCTACCGCCGCAACACGCCGACGGCCGACGACCTTGGCGACCCGCCGCGATGGCTGACCGACGCCCAAGCCGCGTCCTGGCGCGAGTTCGCCGGTGAACTTCCCTGGTTAAACCGCTCGCATCGCGCCATTGTCGAGATAGCGTCCATTGTGCGTGCTCGCCTGCAATCAGGTCAGGAAGTCGGCACGAAAGCGATGTCGCTGTTGCGGCTTTGTTTGGGATCGATGGGCGCGACGCCCGTTGATGCCAGCAAAGTATCTTGGGCTGTCGATGAAGAACTGGACGATTTGTTGGACTAGAGAAAACGCATGACCGCACGTGTAGCAATCGGCAATCTAGGCGGCGGCAAGTTTGGGCTGCGCTCGACCATGCCCGGCTATGATGTTCTGACGGAGCCGGCGAACTCCGCGAACCTCTCGTTCGACAGCAACTGGCCGAATACGGTCAGCGTCCGGCAGACTGGCGCGGTCTCGATTCCGTGGCGAGACCAGGCCTGGCCAATATATTTCGCGAACAGCGGATACTTTCCGATTGTCGAGGCGCGGCCTTATTCTGGCAACGTTGTCTATGACGACTATGTCCGTTTCGGCAATCGCAATCTCGGCACGACGCAGCAGCCGAGCAACTATTACCAAACGTCACTGGACATTCACGTCGCGATGGACAACGTCCAAATTCAAGGGGTGTTCGATGTCGGGCAGGCAATCTACGTGGTTTACAATTGGCCGGTAGCGTGAGGGCGCGTGTTCTCATCGGTGCGATCGGGAGGCGGCGCATATGATTTCCTAGGCGCTCAGAGCTCGTGGAACCCAGTCGTCCGCGGTAATACCGCCCTCGCCTTCCAGGCGCGCGAGATAGAGCGCGTCCGCGTCAGCGAATTTGAGCCGCACACCGACGCCCCGGCCGTTGCTCTCTGGCATAAACACGGCTCCGAATTCTTCTAGGGTGTCCTTCAGTGCTTCCCTGTCAGCGTTCTTCAACGGCAAGCTCTCGGTCTCGAATTTTGCAATATCGGTTTCCGCGACACCGGAGCGGATCGATAACTTTCTGCGCGACACTTCCACGAGAGCACGCGCAGACCGGATCAAAGCACCAGTAATGATCATTTTTTTCTCCTGATGTTAAAAGGTTCCCCCACACTTGCTGTCAGCGAACTTACTTTCATTCTTCCAGTGGGAATTGCGGCGTTGCGCCGGCTGAGAGTCATCGGCTTCAAGCCGCCGGAAAACTGCAAGCCATAGCCCTAAGAAAATGGCCATGCCGATGATGAACATGCCGCTCTCCTTGATGATTTCCATGGCTAGTCACGATGCCCTGGCCGGTACCAGCGACGGCCGCTCCGCAAGGAAAAGCCATCCGGGTCGACAAACCATACGAAAGCTATCCAGAGAGTGAACAGAATCCCGAGGCCGATGAACATCATGATTACCCCGCATAGGCTTGCACCACGAATGCACGCTTGCAGCGCGCGTTCACGGTGATGACTTGGTTATGACGAAAGAGAAAAAGACATCGATCGCCGGCGCAGGCACGCCGGCGTTAGAGAAGTGCGGGATTTTTTCTCATCAATGTCATGAATTATATATGGGAATAACCCCTTGAAATTTCAAGAGGCAGATATAACGCCATCGCGCCGCGGCGCAGGTGCCCTCGCTACGGTCGAGGGAAACCAGAAGGCGGCGGACGTCCTATGCGGCGTCGCCGCGATGCTGCGCGATGACTCGACAATTTAGGAGATAAATTTGGCCACTGACCTCGAAAAACTTGTCGTCCAACTGTCGGCCGACATCAAGGGCTTTGAAAACGGCTTTAAAAAAGCGAAGGCCGCAACCGATCGCCAAACGCGCGCGATTATCAAGCAGCACGCCGACGCCCAGAAAAAGATCGACACGATTTGGTCTGGCGTCGGCACGTCGATCACCCGCGGGCTTGGCGCGCTCGGTTTAGGCTTCGGTACGGCGCAGTCCGTACGCGCCGTGACCGCGGCGAGTGCCGAATATGTGTCGCTCAAGAACGCTTTGCGCGTTACCGGTCTGGAAGGCGAGAAGCTGGAAAGCACGCTCGGAAACCTGTTCCAGATTGCCCAGAAGAACGGCACGGCGCTTGGTCCGCTGACGACCCTGTATAGCCGTGCGGCGCAGGCGCAAGGCGAGTTGAAAGCGTCCTCAGCGGAGCTGCTGGAATTTACAGATGGAATCTCGCTTGCACTGCGGGTTGCCGGCACGGACTCACAACAGGCATCCGGCGCCCTGCTCCAGCTCAGTCAGGCGCTCGGCTCGGGCACAGTTCGAGCCGAAGAGTTCAACTCGGTCAACGAAGGCGCGCGGCCGATCCTTCAGGCGGTTGCAGCAGGGTTGAAAGAGGCTGGCGGATCCGTTTCGACACTGAAAAACCTTGTTAATGAAGGCAAGATCAGCAGCGAGGCGTTCTTCCGTGCGTTCCTCGCCGGCATGCCGCTGCTTCAAGATCAAGCGAGAAAAGCGCAAGGCACAGTGGGACAAGCCGTTGAGCGCATGTCCAATGCGTTCACGTTGTTTATCGGAAAACTCGACGAAACGACAGGCGCATCGAAGAATGCGGCGGAGAATATTAACGGCGTCTCGGCAGCGATCGAGAAGATGCCGGCCTACATCCAGGCTGCCGCTGACGGCCTCGATGCTCTCCAAAAGAAGCTCGGCGAGATCGGCAATATGTCGGTCTTTGACAAGCTCAACAAAATGATGGGCGTTGATTACGAGTTCAACAACGCTCGGTTTGCCGGCGACACTGCCACGATGAATCGCATTCGTCTGCAGCGGGCCGAAAAGGATCTGGCCGACGCCATCAACACAGCTAATCAAACCGGCTTGGATGTTGATCGAAAGCGCGTCGAGGCAATCGAGCGACAGTTGGTGGCGCTCCGGCAGGCTGCAACTCTGACCTCGCGGTCGGTGCTAGGCGGCCGGATGGCCGAAGGCGCAAACGATCCGCTTGGCCGCGCGCCCGCCCCGGCGAGCATTAAGCCGGTTTCCATCAAGGATTATGCCGTCACCGGCAAGGACAAGAAGTCGTCCAATACGGTCGGCGTCGACTCGTTTGAGCGTGCCGTTGCTGCCGCACAAAAGCGCATTGAGGTGCAGAAGGCCGAGATTGCGGTCATCGACCAAGGGGTCGCAGCGCGCGAGCGGGCCAAATTGGTGGCCGAGTTGGAGACCGCGGCCAAGGCCGCAAACACTGCTGCCGGCATGAAGAACGCCGAGGTGACTGCCAAGCAGCGCGTGACGATCGACCAGATGGCCGACGCGATGTTTCGGTCGGCGCAGGCCGCCGAGGCTGCTAACTCGCCGTTGCGCGCCTACGCTCGCGAAGCGGCAGACGTTAACAAGGCGCTAGAGAACGCTGCGGTTTCTGGCCTACGCGAATTCGAAGACAGCCTCATGTCTGTCATCGACGGCACCAAGAGCGCCGAAGAGGCGTTCAAGGCGATGACCGCGTCAATCCTGAACGACATCGCACGGATGGTCATCCGCATGACGGTGCTTGGGCCGTTGGCAAAGGGTCTCGGCGGGCTGTTTGGGCTGGCTGACGGTGGGCCTGTCGGCGGGTTGCCGAATATAGGCAACGGCCATGGGCTTTATGCGACCGGCGGCTATGTGTCCGGGCCAGGTAGCAGCCGCTCGGATTCCATCCCTGCGCGCCTGTCCAACGGCGAGTATGTGATTAACGCTAAAGCGACAGCACAAAATCGTGCGCTACTGGATGCCATCAATAGCGGCCGGATGCCAAAGTTTGCCGAAGGCGGTTTCGTCGGTAGCGCGCCGCGGTTGCCGAATTTGCGCGGTGGTGGCGGCATGTCTGTTAATGCGCCGGTGTCCGTGGCGATCGATGCGCGCGGTGCCGATCGCGAGGGCTTATCGCGCGTCGAGGAACAGGTTGCGAAGCTGAAAGCCGAGTTGCCGTCGAGGATCGTGAACACCGTGAGGGATGCGAAGAGCCGGAGGGCGTTGTAGCCCCCCGTCTCTTTTCATTGCAAACTACGGCTTTTGATTCAGTTTCTTTGATCTGTCATTCGACGCTTTGCGGAGTTTGGCGCTCCCACACTTTTGTCTGGCCGAAACCATCCAGTCGCGGGGGACATTGATCATCGCCTTATCGGCAGTCATGAGCCTGTCACCGATATTATCGGCATAGCACCGGCAGTAGTCCGTGACTTCCTCATCCGTAACAAGTCTGTAGGTTTTTTTGGTCTGCGGGATGCAGTAATCGAACTTGTGGCTAACGACAGCCGCGCGGTTATGACAGACACCGCCAAAGGAAAGCAACATTCGACGACGCACATCGTCCCAGTTAGAATGAGGATCGTCTGCTCTGGCCTTTGCATATTGTAGGCGGACACAGGAGCATTTCTGATAGGTCCTCATATAAAAATCCCGCTCGCACTCGCCCGTTACTCGATCAATGTCCCTCATCGCCTGTACGGATGATGGCAGTGCATTTATGCGAGCCTGCACCTCCGGTGTAATCGAGTCGTCATTTGCATGAGCCGCCATTCCACCATTAACAACCACGGCCACAAAAAGGGCTGTAAGGAACAAACGTAGCCGCTCAACCACTCTTAAATATTGATTGCCAGTATTGCCCGTCCGCACGTCACGTGGTTCCCGCTTCATCTCTTTGCCAACCTTTCCAGAAATGCTCACAATATCGCCGAGGCAATAGATCCTTCACCCCGACAACTGAACGGGGTGCGATCAGGTTTTTCCCAATTACCGAGGGCAGGACTTCATCTTGTCTTGTGCCGAGAATGCAAGCGATGAGAGAGACGCCCTGGCGCCGCAGTAACGACGCTCACAATCACCATTTTCAAAACGAAAGCGAATGCGATCGGATACATTAATATCCAGTCGGCATGTTTCACCCGGCCGGCTTGTGTCGACATAGCGCCAGCCTTGCGCCGTTTTCGTTGCCGTCCCCCCCGCCGAGCACAAATGCTTCGTGCGCGGGTTGGCGACGTCGATTGAAAATGACGCCGCGCCCGATGACACAACGCTCAGGCTGAACTCAGCCCCTTCATCTTTCTGGGCGAAACAATGACGCCCTGCCGTCAATGCGCCGCGCAGATTGGACGGATCATCCGTAAACGCCGATGACCCCGCTGCGGAACCGATGTCGTCATTCTTCGGGACATTATTGCTCCGCTCGCCTTCCGTGCCGCACTTTCGGTAAAGAGCAACGCTGGGGGTCTGCTTGCTGACGTTGGCCATGGCAAGCGTGTCTTTCCCTTCTACCGAAAGGATCTGCCATATGGCAGTCGACGACCATCGTTCGCCCTCGCCCTCGCACGTCATCACAACATGGACGGCGCCGCCGTCGAACACAGGCTTTGGTCGGGTTACGGCTTTGAACCGGCAGTCGCTCTCATGATAGCGTACGAGCCCCGGCTCAATCTTGATGTGCGTATCCACATGCTTGTCGGAATTCCAATCCGAAGCCCTGCACGCCTGACCTTCCCCCTCGACCGCTTGCCACACACCCCTGAAACGTTCCGGAATATTTGCAGCCAAACATTGCGTTGATACCAAGATGGTAAAGCCTGCCATCAACGGTTTTATGAATGCACGGGTATTCAAACCTGCTCCCCCATTTCGTACGCCGGGTTTGATACCTCAGATAAACCCTGTCGCAACTTCGATGGGACATAATGCTTAACGCGAGAGACCCGCGAGAAAACGACAACGAGTTATGTGATGCCGGCGCCACCGTCCGAAGAACTAATAAGCGCGTCCATCTCGACGCCCTTATCAAGGGACGTGCCGGCGATCTTTTGGAGGTCCGACGTGCCAAGAACCTTATCGCGCCGCAGTTTACGATTGACGTCGACCTTGCTCGCGCCGGTTACTTCGGCAAGTTCGGATGAGAACTGCTTATTGCCGCGTCCGGTTTTGGGCTTTGCTAAAGTGGTACAATTTGTTTCACTTTCTCTCTCGGCCCGCAATTCCTCCCAGATTTCCTTACGACGCTTAATGTGCATCGCTTCCTCGGCCGGCGATAGTTCTGCGCGCTCAAGATTCTCGTCGATCTCCATGAGCTCTGCATGGAGGGGGTCGACCGTCAAAGAGGCGAGATCGGGAGGCGTTATGATGGAAGGCCGTTAGGTGGGTGTTGTTGCGTCGACCCTTAGTTCAGCACCAGGATTGAAGCATTGAGCACCGAAGCAAAAGCTACCCACGCGG